GATCAGGGATCAGTTCTGGCTGTTCATTGCACGAAGACGGCATTGATGCGGTGTGACGTACAACACAACCAGAAGTTGTCCCAGCTAATTTGAGTTTTTAATTCCGTAATTAGCAAAAGGGAATATCTCCTATATAATACTTGACAGTCCCTTTGTCAAGTGTTAAAAATAAATTATTAACAGAAAGGCAAAAATGCAAACAAAAAAAATAACACTTAACGCAGAAAAGCGAAAAGTAATTGCTGACCAATTTCAATCTTTTTACGAAGATAAAGTAAAAGATAAATTGATACAAGCAAAAGAACAATACGACTTAATGAGAGAAAAAGCAAAAGAGCAAATTGAAAAGGTCGTAAGGTTTCATCAACCACAAAAAGATGTAGATACAATTAGGTCTATGATACAAAAATATAATAGAGCAGGTGGCGAGTTGTATGAGGATAATTGTTTCTATGTTCAAAGACCAATAACTAAAGTTGATGATGAGGGTAGAGAGTATCAAGCAGATGATGAAGTTCATGTAAGATTTGACATGGGTAGAAACTTTGCAAGAGCATATTATCGTGATGAGATAAAAGCAAAGGGATTAAACCCAGATTTTAAATTGTCAATCAATGATGACTACTCAAAAAGAAATCCAAAGTATTATAATGATGAAAGTAATTGTAATAAATTTTTAGGTTTCAGTACATCTTCAAATGATGATAAATCTATTACTACACCAAAAGAAAAATGGAATAGTGATTTTAAACTTTGGACTATTGGAACATCTTATTGTCATTCAAGACAATTCAAAGTTGATGAAAACACTTTGGAGTTTTTTAAGATGTATCAACAAAGCGCTGACAATGTAATTAAAGAACATCAACAATTATATTCTTATGTTGAGGGCAAAATGAAAACTTTAAGATTAGGTTTAAAATCTTATAGAACATTTGACCAAGCAAAAAAACTAGCCGATAAAGTTGGAGTTGTTTTAAATGAAACAATGATGAATGAAAGTTCTAGTTTAGCTTTATCAATCTATAGTCCAGATAATTTGGCAAGTTTATTGGAAGATAAACAGGTCTTAACTAGAGATGAAAAGATTGCTATTGCAAGAAATCAAATGCAACAAAGTGTAAATTAACACTTGACAGGGACTATTCTATAATATAGGATAGTCCCATAACAGAAAGAGAGAAATATGAAAACATTTAATATAACTTATTGGGCTTCTAAACATAAGAAGCATATAACAAGAAAAGGCACCCACAACGATAAGAGCAGATTTGGTAAAACCAAAAAAGGTATTCCATATTATGTCTATTATGATTTAGATGTAATGGGATATAGAACAGCAACAACAACTTGGAAAGTGAGGCACTAATGAGTGATTATAATTGGTGTCATGGTCCGAGTTGCCATGAAAATAGAACACAGGATAGAATAAGAGGTGTTAAAGGCTCAAAGGTTTTAAGGACTCGTAAGATTAAAACTTACAATGGTAATAGAGGTTTTTATAATTGGTTTTGTAGTCAATCTTGTGAACGAGATTTTTGTAATAAATATACTCAACAAATCATAGCCATTGCACCAAGGACCGAGGCTCTTGAAACACCTATAGAAGTAACCAAAGAAACAACACAAAATCATTGGGGTAGTTTTACAAACACAAAAATAACTGTTGACAACACTAGGACTAATAGTGTAGGATAATCCCATATGAAAACAAAAACAGAAAGAACAGAAGAAAGACGTAATAGATTTAATGGCGAGTCTATTATGTTAACCAAAGAAGAGGCAAGAAGACATGATTGTATTTTTCTTGCTGAACTTATGGCAACACTAGAAGACAAGAAACTTGGGCAAGGTGCAAGTAAACATTGGAAGATAATGCGAGAGCATTTAGATTGGTTTATGAAACACAATGCCAAAGCTTACATGGTCTTATTAGATTAATGTTATGAATGTATGGGCGCGACTCAAGTGTCGCCCATACACCCCGGGCCAGGGGTTACATGTGTTAGGGTTATGGTGCAGTATGCTGCTTAAACATGGACAACCAGACTAACTTAACCCAACACACCCAATAGAGGTACCAAGCGGTTTCCAAAATCCGAAACTTTTTTAATTATTAATTAGTATATATACAAAGGGGTCCCACAACCTACGGTTATATTGCTTGATTTTCATAGTCAATGCCGTTAAATTCATTTCGACTTAAAAACAACATGTAAAAAAATTTTACAAAAAATTTTTCGAAATGCAAATAGACTTAGAAAAAATAAATAAATTACCTCCTGACGTTAGAGATAGATTTAAAAAATTATTATTTAAATACAAAGAAGAAAACAAAAAAGAACTTGCACAGAAAGACTTTCTTGCATTTACAAAACAAATATGGCCTGAGTTTATTGAGGGATCTCACCACAAGATTATTGCAAAAAAATTTAATGATCTTGCAACCGGTAAAATAAAAAGACTAATAGTGAATATGCCACCAAGACATACCAAGTCTGAGTTTGCATCAACACTTTTACCAGCATGGATGATAGGTAAAAATCCAAAACTAAAAATCATACAGACAACCCACACAGGAGAACTTGCAGTTCGTTTTGGTCGTAAAGCTAAGACACTAATTGATTCTCCAGAATACCAACAAATCTTTAAAACAAGATTAAGAGAAGACAGCCAGGCCGCCGGTCGCTGGGAAACTGCTCAAGGAGGAGAGTATTTTGCAGCTGGTGTCGGAGGGGCTATCACAGGTCGAGGTGCTGATTTATTAATCATCGACGACCCACACTCGGAACAAGACGCACTCAACATGGGTGCATTAGAAAAAGCATACGAATGGTACACTTCAGGACCACGACAGCGTTTACAGCCAGGCGGAAAAATAGTTTGCGTTATGACACGATGGAACTTAAAAGACCTGACAGGAATTCTTATAAAGAACCAATCAGAACCCAAATCGGATCAATGGGAGTTGGTAGAGTTTCCGGCAATTATGCCGAGTGGTAAACCTGTATGGCCGGAATATTGGAAGCTAGAAGAACTCGAAGGAGTTAAAGCGTCCTTATCACTCGGCAAATGGAATGCACAGTGGATGCAGAATCCAACGTCTGAAGAAGGGGCCATACTTAAACGTGAGTGGTGGAATAACTGGGACAAGGACCATATTCCAAAACTAGATCATGTCATACAAAGTTATGACACAGCGTTTATGAAAAAAGAATCTGCCGATTTTTCTGCTATTACAACGTGGGGTATTTTTAGATTAAATGAAGATAGTCCACCACAATTAATATTATTAGATGCAATAAAAGATAGATTAGAGTTTCCAGAACTACGTAGAATTGCTAAAGAACAATACGATTACTGGGAGCCAGAGACTGTATTGATTGAGTCTAAAGCATCTGGACTACCGTTAACTTACGAACTTAGAAACATGGGTATACCTGTGGTGAACTACACACCATCTAAAGGAAACGATAAACACACCAGAGTTAATTCTGTTGCACCTTTATTTGAATCTGGTATGATATGGGCACCTACAGACAAACAGTTTGCCCAAGAGGTAATCGAAGAATGTGCTGCGTTTCCTTATGGAGATCATGATGACTTGGTTGATAGTACAACACAAGCTATTATGCGATTTAGACAAGGTGGACTAATTGTACACCCTGAAGATTATCAAGATGAAAAACGTGCGAAAACAAGATATAAATATTATTGGTAAATTATGAATGCAATATTAAAATTTTTACAAGCTGCTAGAAATCTAAAAAAAGCAGGTATTACAAAAGAACAAGTTTTAGAGTTTGCTAGACGTGAGTTTGGTAAAATTGAGGGATTACTTAAAAAACAAATAGATGACATATTCAAGAAGTCTGACACAGGCACCAAGCAACAAGGGACTAAAGGTGATGTTGTGCCTATCAAAAAAGAACAAGGCATCATGGCAACAGATGAAGCAGAAGCTATGAGTCCATTAGATACTTCAGAAAATGTTGCAGACGCAATGAGAAAATTAGAAAGTAAAAAAATGATGGACATGAACTTAAGTGAGTCAGCTATCATGAGAAGTGCTGTTAGAGAATTTTTATTTAGACAATTGAAAAAAGGTAAACTTGATATACCTGACGCTGGTGAAAAAGACACCATACTAGGTGTTAGAAGTGACAATGATCCAATAGATATATTTAGAAAAGCTTACGGTGAAGATGCATTAATAGCTGTTACAGATATCTTTGAACAATTTCCTGATCAACTTAGAGGTAGCACTTTTAAAGAAGTAGGAGATTCTTTTGAAAAACTATATAAGTTTAATAGAGGATTTGATTACAACGAACTTCCTGTTCCTAAGAAAAATTATGGTTATGATGAAGGTTTACAAACTGATGAAGAACTTATGGAAATGTTAAGAAAAGATTACAAAGAGAAAAAAACATTAGAAGACTTTGATCCAACAGACAGAAAGAAAAATTCAGACGGTGGCTTAATTAATATATTAAAATTATAATGAAGATTCACGAATACAATGAGATGATGGCGTACCTGTTGCGACCAAGACAGAAGTTTGCTAATGGCGGCAATGTTCTTCCTAAAAATATAAGATTAACTCCAGAGGGTCAATTTAGATTTTCAACTCAAGTGGGACCAAAACCATTTTCAAAAGTGTTTCCTAAAGGAACTAAACTAGAAGAAGTAGAAAAATTTAGAGATCAATATCTTGAACGATTTGGAATTAAAAAAGGACAACTAAGACAAGTTAATCCTGATAGAGGTAAATATGTAGGTGTTGAGGGTGAAAAACATATAAAATTTAATGGTGTCACTTATCAGGTTGCAGTTCAAAGAATGAAAGATGGAAAGATGGTAACTGAAAAACCTTACTATACAACAGACTTAGATGATGCAATAAAAGTTAGAGATGAAAGAGTTACAAAATCTCCTCCTAAAATAGAAAAAGGAGTTTTTAATCCTGACAGAGAAAAACAACAAAAAAAAGTTGAAAAAAGAAGAGCACAACAAAAATTACAAGAAGGCAGACTAATAAAGTATAAAGCTCCTAAAGGATATCAAGTTCATCACATAATGCCTCTTGCAGGTTACAGAGACATGACTGACAAAGACATAGCTGTAATTAGCGCTGAGATGAATCAGGAGATAGCACAATTTGATAAGCCAATTAACAAATTAGTTAAAGAAGCAGAAAATTTAAATTTTGATGAAACAAAATCTCTTTCAAGATTGCAAGAAATAAATGAAGAGTTAGCAGAAATTGTTAAAAAAGCAGAAAAAAAATTAGGTCCCAAATATAAAGGTTTAATTGGTTTTAACAAACTTACACCAGTGCTTGATACATTTGATGATAAAGGAAGACAAGTTTTTAGTGCTGAGCCAGTAGGTATTGATTATTCAAAAACAGTTGGAGGTAAATCTAAAAAAGCTACTAAGATAAAAGACATATCAACAAAAGAACTACAAAAATTAGTTGCTGAGGCACCTACTTTTGGATCAAATCTTGCCTTTGGTAAAGCTTTAGGATCAGCATTAAAATATGTGCCTACACCTGCAGCCACAGTTGGATTAAGCGCAGGCTTTGGTATTGATCCAGAATCTTCTTTAGATAGAACTATTTTAGGAACAGAACTTGCAGCAGCACCAGCATTAGTAAAACAATCTAGTAGGATCACATCTAACCCTTTGTTAAGAAGAGTATTAAATTTAGGATTGAGTCCGCAGATGGCAATGCGTGTAGCAAGAGCTGCATCACCAATAGGTATTTTATCTTTACTTGGTGAAGCTGGTTATAATTTAGGAAAAGAAGCAATGAAAGAACAGGACAGAATTAATTTAATGAGAGAGACTGATCCAGAAGCATATCAAGAATATCTTGCAGAACAGGAAGATCTTTTAGGAGAATCTGCATGATAGGTAAAAAGTCAGGACCACCACCAAAAAGAGGACCCGTATCACAGGGGTTGAATATTAATTATAATGCTGGTAAGACAGTAAAACTGGAGAAAACAAATGGCAGAAATAGACAAATCTTTACCAAACGTAAAGCAGTCAATAAATATACCTAATCCTGAAGAACTACAGGTAGAGTTACAAGAGGAACAAAAAGAACAAGATCAACCTATCGACGTTCAACAAAACGAGGATGGCAGTGTTGATATAAATTTTGATCCTAACTTGGGAAGTCAAGAACAAGGTAACGATCATTTTGCGAACTTAGCAGAATTATTACCAGAAAATGTATTAAGTCCAATTGGGCATGAACTATACGAAAATTATCAAGACTACAAAAGTTCTAGAAAAGATTGGGAACACTCTTATACAAAAGGTTTAGATCTTTTAGGATTTAAATATGAAGAGAACTCCGAACCATTTAGAGGAGCTTCAGGTGCAACTCACCCAGTGTTAGCAGAAGCTGTTACACAGTTTCAATCATTAGCTTACAAAGAATTATTACCGGCACAAGGTCCAGTTAGAACACAGATAGTTGGAATGCCAACTCCCGACAAAGAACAACAATCCATAAGAGTAAAAGAATTTATGAATTATCAAATTATGAGTGACATGAAAGAGTATGAGTCTGAGTTTGATCAAATGTTATTTTATTTACCTCTAACTGGATCTACTTTTAAAAAAGTTTATTACGATGAAATTATGCAGAGAACAGTTTCTAAATTTGTTCCTGCTGATGACTTAGTTGTTCCGTATACGGCTACCTCATTAGACGATGCGGAAACAATTATTCATGTTGTTAAAATATCAGAAAACGAATTACGAAAACAACAGGTTGGTGGTTTCTACAGAGATATAGAATTAACACCAGGACAAGACAATGAATCAGAGTCAGACAAAAAAGAAAGAGAGCTAGAAGGTGTAAGTAGAACAAGAAATCAAAAAATGTTTACACTTTTAGAATGTCATGTAAATTTAGATATAGATGGTTTTGAAGATTCAGATGGTGCAGGTGAGCCAACAGGAATTAAATTACCATACATAGTAACTATTGAAGAATCATCTAGAGAAGTATTATCTATTAGAAGAAACTACGAAATAGGTGATCCTAAAAAAGAGAGAATACAATATTTTGTACACTTTAAATTTTTACCAGGTTTAGGATTTTATGGTTTTGGTTTGATCCACATGATAGGTGGATTATCAAGATCAGCTACTGCAGCATTAAGATCGCTTCTTGACGCCGGAACCTTGTCTAATTTACCAGCAGGATTCAAGATGCGTGGTATCAAGATGAGAGACGAAGCACAACCTATTCAACCAGGAGAGTTTAGAGATGTAGATGCACCTGGCGGAAACTTACGAGATGCATTCATGCCTTTACCATTTAAAGAACCATCAGCAACTTTATTACAGTTAATGAGTGTTGTAGTTGGTGCTGGTCAAAGATTTGCCTCTATCGCTGACTTACAAGTCGGTGATGGCAATCAACAAGCTGCAGTTGGAACAACTGTTGCCATGTTGGAAAGAGGGTCTAGAACAATGTCAGCTATCTT